AGAACTTAGACCATCAGCCTCAAGGTGTTTGTCAATATGGTTAGTAGAAACCCTAATAGCTGCTACACCATCCATTATATAAACAGAACGACCATAGGTTTTGCTAGTACCAACCCATAGCACTGTGTTACTGGTAGACACAATAGAGTCACCACTAGCACAACCAATTTCAGAGGTATAACTTTGGGCTACTCCCAAAGGAGAGCCTGTAGCGTTACCAGCATCGTAGAAGAACTGGGTACTAACACTACCAAAAGCTACAAGGTAGTTAAGGTGTTTACAGATACCAACTAGGTTGTCAGCAGTCTGCTCAAAGCTGATGTAGCTAAGAGCATCCCAAGTAGTTGGGTCACCAAGATTACAGTTGTAGATACGATTGTTAGTAGTACCAATAAACACATAGTTGTCTAAGAACACACACCCAGCTACATACGGAGATGATGGCAAGGTAGTCATAGATACAAAACCAAATGACTGGTTAAGTAGATACCCTGTAGTTCCATTGTGGAAGAACAAGTAGGTATCTAGGAATGTCTTAACAAAGTAACTTTGATTAGTTGTACTAGACGTACTACCTAGGTTAGCTACAGCGTAACTAGAACTAGGGTTAACGCTATACACAGTGTTATTAATAACAGCAATGAGTCTGTTATTGAAAGCAGCTAACCCTTGGCTAGGTGTGTAGGCAGGAGGTGTAACAGACACAACTTGCTTAGCTACAACTAGTCCAGGTCGTTTAACAAACTCTCTCTTCTGATCCCTAGTCTCAAAGACACAGTTAGAAGAGTAGGAGTCCTTAGCAAAAGTCCCATCACGGGACTCTATAGGCTGCGTTAACGGGATACGTTCCGTAGCCATAGTTATCGTCCGTAAGAGTTGGGAGATGTAGATCTAAAGTCTGGAGCAAAGAATGTACTGTAAGCCTCTACATCCCAGTCAGACATCTGAGTCTTATACGCTACAGCTCTTTGAGCTATCTCTTGTCTAGCGTTCATAGGAACACCATACTCCATAGACAACTGGTCTGCTAAGTTCCATACCAAACAGTTCATCCACTCGTTAGGGAAGTCTGGTACTTCAGTAGCTAGGTTGATGTCATTGATAGGCATCTGAGCTATCAAGTGCATCTGTAAGTTGTTTTGAGCATAGGTGTCAGGGGTTAGGTATACATACAAGATACCATTTAACTTACGAGCATCGTAGAAGATAGTGTTAGCAGTACCAGTAGAGAACTTAGAACCTAAGACGTTGTACTCTTGTTTTGATACTAGTAACACTGGTGTATCTACAACAGGTGTAGAGGTTATGTTTCTATAGAACCCTTGGATAACCTTTAAAGGCTTGTCTGTGATAGCTACAGTAGGTGCTAAAGCATCGTACATAGTTGCAGACCCACTACCACCTAGGGTGTAGCTAGTCTGTCCTGCTGTAAGAGGAACAATAAGCTCGGATACTTTCCATAGTTTTAGACCATCAGTATTGAATTGCTTGATAAGCAAGTTCAAAGACATAGCAGCATTAGCAACGCTGTTAGCGTCTGGGGTATCTCCAATCTCAAGTACTCCTAGCTTTCTAAGAGCTAAAGAGATAATCTGATCTCTTGTTATGGAGTAGTTAGAAGACATGGTTTAGCCTACCTTTGCTTTGAGTGCTGTAATCTCTGCGGCTTGTGCGTCAACGATTGTCTTTAGTTCTTGGATGGCTTTGACACATACAGACACTAATCGGTCATAAGATACGGCATCAGGTCTGCCTTGTGCATCAATAGCAACTACTTCAGGGATTACATCAACCATTTCTTCTGCTACAAAACCTACATCAGAACGACCATCGTCTTTGTATTCAAACTGTCTTGACTGCATTTTAAGAATATCGTCTAATCCATAAACAGAATCACGAATATTATCTTTGTATCGAGCAGATGAAGTATCTAGTGTTAATTCTGTATTTCCAGTAAATCTTGCGGCATAAGTTCCTGCACTTCCACGAATAGACGGAAAGAACGGATAGCCTGAGTTATTTAAATAGAATCTTGGATTCCCATCCCCATCAGACAGCACAATGTAGTTTGATGCTGTGCGAATGTCTAGGCTACTTTGGTTGCCGTTGTAGCCACCAAGGATTGTGTTCTTTGAACCTGTGGTTACATAAAAGCCAGCACCATTAACACCAACAAAAGTATTAAGCGTGCCCGAACTTGTGTTCTGTCCACTATAAGCACCAACAAATGTATTGTTAGAGCCAGTTGTAAGTTGACCAGACAAATATCCAAAAAACGAACTGTATTGGCTAGTCGTATTGGTATACCCCGCCTGATAACCTACTGCTGTGTTGTAAGAGGCTGTGGTGTTTGAGAATAATGCCGATTGACCTACTGCTGTGTTGTAAGAGCCTATGGTATTTGGATATAAAGCCGTTTGCCCTAAAGCACTATTGCCTGTTCCTGTTGTATTAGCATTTAAAGCAAGCCTTCCAACAGCCGTATTGTTTGACGCTGTGTTTGAATACAAAGCACCTTGACCAACAGCAGTATTTTCAATGCCTGTTTGATTGGAATATAACGACTGATAGCCTACTGCCGTATTGCTTCCACCACTTGTAGTAGAGTTTAAAGCACTAGCACCCACAGCCGTGTTAGTAGCAACCTCTCCACCTCCACGACCTACAGTCATGCCGTCTACTGATGCTGATGTGCCTGATGCTGTTACTGGGGAGATTCCTGTGTCCCCGCTTATGATAGTGGTCATAATACTTTTTCCTTACTTGGATTCAATCGCCACGATTCGGGCGGTTAGTGCGTTGATTGTTGCGGCTTGTCCGCTTATTAACTCGGCTTGTGTGTCGTTTATTGCTTTTAGTTCTTGGATTGCTTTGACAAGCATTGGAATCAAAACGGGTTGCTTAATCATTTTCAGATTGTCGGCATCTGTTTCTACTAAGCCAGCAAATACTTGTTCTACTTCTTGTGCAATAAAACCAAGTTCTTTTGGCGTAGTATCTTCTTGTTCAATCCAGTTATATTTGACTACTCTTAATTGTTGCAAGTCTTGCAAATAGCCACGGGCAGTCTCAACATTTTTCTTGCGGTTTGCATCAGAAACTGTGCCATAAGTTCCGTTTCCATATACACGGAAACTAGCAGATGAATTGTTACCAGCGTTAATTATGTAAGTGCTTGTAGAACTTGTACCAGCAACAATGTTAAATCCACTGTCATTTGCGCCATTGCTATTATTTGTAAAACTAAGGATATAACTTCCTCCCGTTCCACTTGTGCCGCTAACAACTCCGCTAGACGAGATACGCATACGCTCTGTGTTGTTTGTATAAAATGTCATTGGCACTGCTTCTAAATTACCAATTAAACTCTCAGTTGATTGAGCATTTATTACAAATTTTCTAACCCCACCTCTACCAAGTTCAATAGCGGGATAGTCACCAGTAGAATTTATTTGAAGTGCCGTACTTCCAGAACTAGAAATACCAACAGTTTTTGTATACCCACGGCTAAAAACATCAGGTGTTGTAGTACCAATACCTACATTCTGTGAAGTATCAATAGTTACTGCCGTAGTGCCAGCAGTTTGTAGTGCTAGAGAACCACTAGCATCACCCGTGGATATGAGTCCACCAGACCCACTATTAGAAGCATTGATTGTTGCAGTCATTATTGTGTTCCTTCATCATCAGCAGGAGTAGGCGTGTTGCCTTCAGCCACCCACGCTAAATATTCTGGATGTTGTTCTGTGCAAGTCAAACGACAAACATTGTCATCGTCTATACGAGCAAGAATTCTTTGTTCGCCTTCTATGGCGGGTAAATATTTATAGATCATAATTCGGCACTCCATCCTAAATATCCGTCTGCACTTGCCGCCCTAGAAAGAGCACCACCACCAGCAACTAATCCTAAAGCCACAGTAAATCGAAATCCTAAAGCATCAGGGCTTGAATTATCAAGAACAGGCACAGAAGAACAAGTTGTTGCACCAACAGAAGATTGGACTGCGTAATCAGTAGCCGTACCTGATTGTTCTAATGCCGATGGAGCAACTCTCATTGTTACTTTTGACATAAGTCTATAAGTTGCTACAGTTGTATTGTTGCAAAATCCTGTTGCCGCCCATGAATTACCTGAGGCTGGATATGCCCTGTAATAGTACCTCTGACATAACTGCAACTCAGTACCATAAGGTCTGTAATCAAACGATGTTGCGGTACTGCCTTTTT